TAAACATTTACCAACTACTACATATTATTCAATTTCGGATGCTGCAACTGACGAGGTCATTATTCCGTTTGATGATATTTATACTAAAGTAAGTTGTGATAGTACTAGTAATTTTATCTATTTAGATATGAACGGATTTATGCCAGAACGCAATTATCGTTTAAATCTTAAGATAGTAGATGGGTTTACAGAACAGTACATTGACGACCAAATTTATTTTAAAGTAGTTAGGTAATAAATAATGGCTAATATAAGTAATGACAGATTATTGAATATTGCAAATTCAATTAATAAATCAGTTTCTATAATCAAAGATTCAATATCAGTTGATTTACAACTCAAATATCAAAATCAAGGATTAACGTACATTTCAAATAACGTTAACGTTGTTCCTAGAAATGAAAATGGTAATATTGCATTGCAAGAAGGAGTTGAAAATAATCCATTACTGATTATAGAATCAGCAGTCAATCAAATGACTACAAAATCAATGTTACGAGTTTTAGATACGCAGTTTAATTACTATAGTTTCCCTGTCAGTATTGAATTTGATGATGCGTCAATTGATTTAGATTTAAATGTAGATTTGCAATTACCAGATCCGGTGTTTGCAAGATATCGTCCAAGCGAAAACAGACAAATTTTAGCAACCCCAGATTATTCTGGTATTTTGATGGATGAGGTACAAGAGGGTCTATCGCAACAATCAACAAATACATATACTATATCAAAAGATATTAAAAATTCCGGGGTTGATCTTAGATTTAGAATCAAGTTGCAACATCGCTATGATGAGCCAGGCGGCTTTTTAAATGTAACACCATATGGCACTGCCTTTTTTTCTATAATTAAAGCGAGTGAACAAGGCTTAGATAGAACGTATCGTACATTTGAAAATACATCGGAATTTAGGCCAAACATTCCAGGATCTATAAATCAATATGAAGTTCAAAATTTAGAAGTTGACATTGTTATTCCTAATTCAGAATTTGAAATTGGAGATAGATTTGGCATCGGAGCAAAAGCTGGACAAAATAATGCAACAGAATTTCACACAATAAATGCATTGCAATCATATTGGGTGATAACAGATGCAAGTAAAAATGTAGATCTTTGGAATCAGGAGATAGATGCTTAATCAGTATAAAAATATCAATGAAATAAAATCTACAACAAAATCGATATCGGCAGATCGTATAGATCGTGCTAAATTAGATGTTGTATCGTATTCAACAGAACAACCTATATTTTTTAATACTGATATTGTTAATTCTGCAGCAGATTCTAGATTAGAATTACATGTTTATGTTGACGATGCGTGGATTACTGGTAATCATAAAATTCAGCTTCAAAGAAAAATTCCACAATATATTGATAAGATAACGAACAAATCAATTTCAATTATTAATCCAATTGCAATTAATATATTTGCTGAATTTGAAAAATTAAAACTAACATCAGGTAATTTTAGATTTGTTGTTAATTTCTTCAAAAATTTAATTGGTAGTTACGAACGACAACATTTACGTATTGATGAAATCTCGCCAGATCGTACGGAAATTAGATTACGTGCAATCGATGATGAAGATATTGAATTTTTACAACAAATTACTAACTATATACAAACCGTTAATCAAACATCATCTAAATTTTATAAAACATATTTATTAAACTTTAGTAGAAACCAATGTGTATTATTTGTTAACAGCGTCGTAATTGGCGAGTATTTGTATGTTAAGCTCTATGAACCGTTACCGCAAAATATCACAGTAGACTTTAAGTGTTGGGTCGTAGAAGAACAAAAGCCGGCATATATTGATACAGTTGATATATCATCTATAGGTTCACTTAAAACATTTAAATCATTAGCAAATCCAAATTGGCAAGCAAATGCCATTGCTAACACATCTACGGAAACTAGTTTAAAAACTTGGACTGATTTACTAAGTTCAACAACGCAAACATCTCAACAGCTGGTTGATACGTATTTCTCCGGAAGTTTGATGGGTATGCAATTGAATATTGATTATTCTGATTTTAATAATTTTATATTTTATAGTTCAGCTCGCGAACGTTTGCAAAACTTTAAATATAAATTAGAATTATTAGAATATTATACAAGTCAAAGTTTATTTGTTTCTACGTTATCGGGCAGCGTTGCTACAACTAATGCTCTAGATTTTGGAGTATTAAAAACTAATTTAGTTAGTGGATTTGACAATTTTGAAAAGTATTTATACTACGAATCATCATCAAAATTAACTACATTTGATATACCAAAAGAATCATTCAATGTAACAGAATTAACAGGAAGTTATATTCAACCTGTACCGAAAACTAACAGCACTAAACCGTATGCGCTAACGTCGACAACTAGTTCTATATTTAAATCTTGGTATAATAATTTATTTGAAACTGCATCGTTATATGATTTATCGAATATCAATGCATTAATATATACAATACCAGAGTTCCTTACATTAGATATATCAAATACAAATTTTACTACGTTTGTACATATGTTAGGACAACATTATGATATTTTATATACATATGTACACCATGCTTCATTGTTGCATAAACGAGAAGAAAATCCTAAATTAGGTATGCCAAATGAATTATTATATTCTGTAGCAAAACAATTTGGGTGGACTTTAACAAATGGCAAACAAAATCAAGAATTATGGGAGTATATATTAGGAACTAATGAAGCAGGTATTCCGTTAACTGGTTCTAATAGTGTAGGCGACCCTGCAGTTTCAGGACAAAATACAACATATGCAATATGGCGACGTATTGTAAATAATTTACCATTATTGTTAAAATCTAAAGGAACTAAACGAAGTGTACAGGCATTATTAGCTTGTTATGGAATTCCGCAATCGATTATAAGTATCAACGAATATGGCGGACCTAGATTAAACAGAGCGCCGGTATATGAAAAATACAATTTTAATTATGCATTAGATTTAAGTTCTAGTGCAGCTGGCACCGTAACTACAAATTATTCGCAGTCAATTAATACGGTTGAACTTCGTTTTCGTCCCGACGATGTAGCAACAAATCCGTCGATACCAACTATCATGAATTTATTTAATGTAGGCTCTAATTCAGTAACATTAGAATTTAATAGTGGTAATAAAGGTGTAATGAAAATCAATGGCACTTCATCTGGATTAATCGAATTATATTCAGATGAATGGTTAAATACCATGTTAAAAACAAATGGTACTAATTTAGATTTGATTACTAAAAAATCAAAATATGGTAAAATTGTTGCTGCAGTTTCTGCATCTGCAACTGCTAGTTTTGGAGTAACAGGATCTATTATATTGGGAGGAACATCTACCGGTGCTAGTCGTTTTGTTGGACAACTTCAAGAATTTCGAATATGGTCATCATCATTAAATGAATCTGCATTTGATAATCATGTTAAAGCGGCAGGAGCATATAATGCTAATTCTGATGCATATGATGAATTGGTATTTAGATTGCCACTTAATCAAAAAATTAATCATGCTACAACAAGTAGTTTGACAGGAATACAGCCTAAAACATCAACTATTTCTTCATCATTTGCAAGTTGGTCAATTAATACTCCATATGATTCGTATGAAGAAACTCAATACTATGATGCGCCGTCATTAGGTGCTGGCACATTTGATGATAATAAAATACGAATTGAACAAAATGAATTGATTGGCGGATTAGATGTAAAAACGAGAGCAGAACGAAGTCAATTTGATAAAGCACCATTAGACAGCAAAAAATTAGGAATATATTTTTCTCCACAATCAATGATTGATGAAGATATTATTGCACAGTTAGGCTTTATTGATTTAGATCAGTACATTGGCGATCCGGGAGAAACGGATTCAAAATCATATCCTAGATTAATTCAAACGGCACAAACATATTGGAAAAAATATTCTGATAAAAATGATATCAATGCATATATTAATATGTTTACATTGTTTGATTTATCATTTTTCCGACAATTGGATCAATTACTTCCAGCACGTGCACATAAATTAACAGGTATTTTAGTACAGCCAAATGTATTAGAACGTAGCAAAGATAAAATATTACCAACCGTTGCTAGATTTGATAGTAGTTATAATTCTAGAATTGAGAATTCTCAAGTAACCGCATCTGGGGAATATCCGCAATATTTAAGTGAAACTGATGCTAAAATATTAACACTTACCGCACAAGATGATGATCAATGGCAAATATATTTAACTGCGTCTACTTCTAAAAAGTATGATGGAGTTGCATATTCACATCAATATCTAATTAAAGCTGGAAGTACTTATATAACAGCATCGTCACCATATTGGCTTAGTGATGCTTTAATGCCTACATATACTAGTAGCGTATTATCAGAATTGCGTTATGTTTCTTCAAGTGTGTCTGCAATTACTAGTTCCGGACCAATTGGTATATATGGATTAGGTACATATGGTGCATATAGTTATGGAATCAATGTTGAACGTAGATTTACCGGTAGTTTTGCAGAGTTTCAAGATTATTTGCCACGTGGAATTGAAAATCAAAGATATTCTGGTGCTAAAATGACATCTCCTGATTTTAATATCAATTCAACTCAAACAATCGACGGCGGACCAGTTGTTGAATTTAAAACAGCAAATCCAAATCAATTGATATATCAGTCTCAAGATAATACACAAGGAAGTTTTAGATTAGTTTAACCATAAAAACTACAACATGTATATTTATATAAAATAAGGTAAAAACATATGGGATATTTAGATAATTCAAGCGTTACAGTAGACGCAATATTAACGTTAAAGGGACGTGAACTTTTAGCTAAAGGCGGAAATGCTTTTAAGATTACACAATTTGCAGTAGGAGATGATGAAATTGATTATTCATTATGGAATCCAGATCATCCACTTGGAACTGCATACTATGGAACAATCATTGAAAATATGCCTATAACTGAAGCTATTCCTGATGAAACTCAGGCATTGAAATATAAACTAGTTACATTGCCAAAACAAACAACTAATATACCAGTTGTAACAGTTGGTAATACATCTATAACATTATCTGCGCCCGGCGATTCTACTATTATTGCTCCTAATACAAGTAACTTTAGAGGTGGCAATGCTACATTAGGGTATACGGCAATATTGTCAGATTCTACCGTAGCTGATATTCAAGTAACTCGAGCATTACAAAATTCAGTACTCCCAACTACACCTCGTTTTATTGGAGATGATGAAGATGCTCAAAGTGTTGCAGTTGCTGGATTTGAATTCCGCATTGTTGCTAAAACTCAATTAATTGAAGATAAAACTGCGAGTATTACTATAATTGCAAATGAAACGGGTGGAAGTGTTACTATTAATTTAACAGTTAAAAAAGCAACTACTGCAACATTATAAAATGGAAAATATTATGAAAATGAATGAATTCATTGCACGATTAAAACAACAACCTAGAGTACGTCAATTAGCACAACAACTTGCAAATCAAATTGTAGCTGAACAGACTCAAGCGCAAATTTTATCACGTAATGGTAGAACGTATACAAAGTTTGATACAGTTAATGACGTTGTTGCAAATCAAATTGAAACGGTAACTGCAGGAATGTGGAGTGATAATTTAGCAAGTTTAACTACATACTTTACTTCGTCTACTCAAACTACAACACAGCGTCGATATTATGTAGATGTTTATCAAGATACGCCTACTGCAGATGGAGCGGCAACGCAATTTGCATTGGCATTTGGGCATGCATTGGGTAGTGGATCTGATTCGCAAGGTCAACTTAATGATTCCCCGTCAAAGGCAATTTATTCGCAATATCGACAACTTTTATTGAATCCATCAGATACGCGTTTTACAACAGACGGCTCTGGTAGTACGGATTATATTTATGTTGTTAATTTTAAACGTAATCGAATGAAAGAACGATTGGATGCTGGTAATTTTGAAATTCCATTACAACGCGTTGCCTCTCGTGCAACAAATGCAACTGGGTCTGTTACTTTGCATGCAACATCAAGCGTAATTACACTCATCGATGATTCTTCATTAGCATCAGCAAAAATAGGAGATTCTGGAAAAATTTATAATATTGTTTCTGGGTCTGTTAATTCGGGCGTTTATAATCCTGTAGCACCAGTATATTATGGCTTAGCATATCCAGATTATGGTACTTTAATATTAGATGGCAAAATGCTCGATCAGCAACTAGGATTTGCAACAAATACGGGTTCTAGTTCAGAAGGAAATAATCATTTTGTATTATATCATTCGATTTCTGGATCTGGTGTGTTTACCGATCCTACAACTTCAGATCCATATGGATTTATTGCAAGAAATTCTGAAAAAATTACTAGTACACATTATTTTGTAAGAATTAAAAATGCAGAATATAATTTTTCAAATAATCCGTCATATGTTACAGGCAGTGTTGGTCAAATTGCACAACCAACATTTATTGGTGATCCTAAAACATATATTACTACGGTAGGATTATATAATGACAATCAGGAATTATTAGCAGTAGCAAAACTTTCTAAGCCATTATTGAAATCATTTCAACGAGAAGCTCTTATAAGAGTTAAATTAGATTTTTAAAATCAACACTGATTTAAGCCCTGTTATATTTATATTAAATGTAGCAGGGTTTTTACTATATGGCACAATTAAAAATACAAGAACAAGAAGACGCATACAAAGGAGTATATCCATCAGTTTTTAAAAAAATTGATATGTCTGATGTTGCAGTCAATCCTTTCCTTGCATATAAATCGTGGACTATATATTCGGGTAGTGCTACTTCTAGTGCATTGCCGTTACGCGGCTTTTATACTGATGTTAATGTGTTACCAGCTTTGGGTAGCGAGTTAACGTACAATGATGCAAAAAATGCAGACGGTTCTTTGCAAAGCGTAACGTATTTTTCTATAAATCATTTATATTATAAACATAAAGGCGATCCGTCAAAAACTTATGGCCCAACCAATTTAACGAGAACTAAAAAATTTTTATTTCAATCAGCATCTATATTGTCAATACCACAAATACGTATTGGAGAAGGAATTAAGCCAGCATCATTTACATTTACATCATCGGTATCTGGATCATATACTAGTGACAGATATGGAAATATTATCGATGTTGCATTTAATACAAATTCAATTGTTCCTGATGTTAAATGGTATGAAGGATTCAACGAATATTTTGATACATCTAGAATTACATATACATCAGCTGGAGTAACATATGTGCCAGGTATTACAACGACATCGGGTCAACAACGTTCTTTAGGCTTAGCTGCATATTTTTCCGGTGCTGGATATGTTGAATCTTCATTAACTGGTTTATATGATAGAGATCATGATTATGCTATTTCATTTTTTATTAGCGGAACAAATGCTACATCTACCAATCAAATAATTGCAACAAAAGCGGCACAAAGTATAACGCCAACCTATCCATTTCGAATTGAATTGAGTGGTAGCAACCAAATCATATTTACGGCACAGGGGAGTACATCATTTAAAACTTTTATTACATCTTCTACAATTGTAACTTCAAGTTGGACACACGTAGTTTGCCAAAAATCTGGAAGTTCACTTCAAATGTATGTAAATGGTACTTTACAATCATCTGCATCTAGTACATTATTAGGCGTACACAATTCACCACTTACTGCATCTGCTCGTATAGATAATTTAGATACGTTAAAAATTGGTGGTTTTAGCCCCAATAGTTCAAATCTACAAGGATATCTAGATGAAATAAGAATATTTAATATCGCGCTTTCTGGGTCGCAGATAAGTGCGTTATCCAACCGTAATGAAGGCGGCACGGCATTGCAAACTCAATATGTTGGAAATGTATTTGGAAAACATGGTATTGTTGTGTTTTCATCTGCAGACTATCGCATCAATGATTTATTAAAAACGCCATTTACTGCATCATATCGAAGTTCAGTAACTGTTAATGAATTAAATGTAGTTACGAAATTAGATGCTGGAGATTTTAATATGTCTACTAACATAACATTAACTGCAGATGATGATTCAACATATCGGCCATTTGTTTCTAGTAGTACATTTTCTCCATATATTACAACTATAGGTTTATATAATGATGCTGGACAAATGTTAGCAATTGCTAAATTAGCACAGCCTATACGTAATCGAAGTGATGTAGATATGAATTTTTTAATACGTTTAGATTTAGATGCAAACATCTTACCTAAAGGATAATATGATACGATTAAAAACATTGTTACGAGAAATGAATGAAGATGATCTAAAACGTATTTTAGAAAAGATTCGCAACAAACAATTTAAATTGTTCGGACAAGGAGATAATGGTCGTGTATATGAAATTGCGGGTGAAGATAAATTATTTAAAATAACAACAGAAACGGAAGAATATCGTGTTGCAGAAACAATTGTAGGTCGAACTACAGAATTTACAACGTTTATTCCGGTATATTATGTTGATGGTCGTAACATGTACATAATGGCAAAAGCAACGGAATTATCAGAAAAACAAAGCGGAATTGTTGAACAATTCATTGCAAGTTATAAAACATATGCACGAGAACAAGGCGGCGAAGTTTCTATATTTGATTATTTAGACGCTGACGGGGGACGTGATATTGATGTGCAACTAGTTAATTTTTTACGAGCATTGCAACGAGACATACAAAAAACAGGAATTTCTGATTTAGATTTGGATTTGGATTTTAAAACTGATAACGTTATGATTTGGAATAACAAATTAGTAATGATTGATTGGTAATTATAAAAAAGGTAACAGATGAGTAATCGAATAGAAGATGCTATACGAAAATTAATAATGAAACGACGCCAACAAGATGCGTTGTTAGAAAATATTATTAAACATGCATTAGTGTCACTGCCACAACAAAACAAAATAACAGCTAAACCTAAATCCGGTGCAATTTTAGAACACATTATCAAGAAAACGCTATTAACAGAAGGTGTGGCTAAAATAGTAAGAACTAAGAAAGAAGATTTTGAATTGGCAAAAAAATGTGGTGCAGACCATGTATTTGCAGTTGTTACGAAACAATTACCAGAATCGAGATTATCTGCGGCTATAGCAGCAGCATGTAATGCATCAGGAGGCGACCCGGAAAGTAAAAAAGAAGATGTTGGACCAGCTGGTAAATATGCATCGGCACCAGATATTTATTATGTTGATAATTTAGATAACCCGGATGCGGTGGTGCCACCAATATCTGCATATTACTATCTATATGGAAATGTCAAACAACTAGGTAAACGATATCGGGTTACTGTACTTGTAATGAATACGAAAAACGCAGTGCTTAAATATATGGAAACCCACCAAGGATCTAATCAAGGTGACCAATCGATAACCGAAGGTGGATCCATTCGGGTAGGAAATGCAACTGTTAGGAGTATGAAAACGATGCTACAGTTAATAGAAGATAAAATCAAGAATGCTGATCCGAACTGGTATCTAAAAAATAACCAAGAAATTCTATATCCTCCACAAGCTTGGTATGATTTTGCAAAAAGTGAGTTTCCTGGTGTTGCCGTTTCATTTACAAATGAACCGGCAGAGCAAGAAGAAACCGATAATGTACAAGATGATATACAAGAAGTTACTAATAAAAAAGTTGGTGCTTCTACTTTTACTGGAACATGGAATAATACAAAGGGGCATCCAATTGCTGGTCAAATGACAACTCCGCACCCAGATGGAGTAATTGTTAAGGATGGAACATGGACATATGATACAAATTTAGACGAATATTGGTTTTCGCAAGGAACAAAAAAATATCCAAATGGCAGCTATTATAAAGGTACTTTTAATGCAAGTAAATTTCTAGATGGAGAATATTACGAAATTAGTGAACCATATACAGATTCAAATTCGAAAACAGTATACAAAACGACGACGGGATATAAACGAGTCGGAAAAATTGATACTACAAAACAATTTAAAATTTTACAGTTTGATTTAACAACAAAAAAGGAAACCGCATATTACGAAGGAACTGTTGATGAAAATGTAAAACCAAATAACGGAACGGTGTGGGAAAATTCTACAAAAACAACCGAATCGGGTAAATATATTAATGGCGAATTTAAACAAGCAGAAACTAAATGATATCACTAAAACATTTACTTGCAGAACAAACTACAGCTACAATATATTGTAAACGAGATGTATTATCTCAAGCTGAATTTTCTGCTGATAAATGGAGCGCAATTGGAATAATGTCTAAAAGAAATATTGCTGGTACTAATACGCCATCGCAGCACTCTATAGGCAATGCAATCGATTGGCACGGAAAAAAAGGCCCAGGTGATCCAGTTATGCAAAAATTAGCAGATTATTTAGTTAGCAATGCATCTAAATATAACATCGTTAATGTAATTTATAATAGAAAAATATGGAATTCCCCAAAAGGGTGGCACGTATATAACGGCCGAAGTCCTCATACGGATCACGTACATGTCGATTTTAAACAAGACATATTATCCAATAAAAACAAAAACAATCAAAAAAATAATGATCAACTTCAACGTGCAATTTGGATTATTTATAACACGCTAACACGATATCCAGATCGTCATTTCAAACAATTTAAAACTCTGTTTAATGATGATGAAATCAAAGCATCTTCATATTTTAGTAAACGATATACAGATAAAATCAATGAACCAATATTAAAAAAAATTGAATTATCATGTTCATTAGAAGATCGTTTAAATATTGAAAATATACGTACGGCGTGTAAAAAACTTTATTTTTTAATTAAAGATGGTAAAAATGATAAAATACCAATTGAATTTTACAAATGGAATAAAACAACAAACCGATATAAATTAACCGTTCAAAATATTAAATGGGATTACATGTAATTAAGTTATGAAAAAAAATCATTGGCATTCGGGTAGCAACACGAAACGAGCAAACGCTCTTAAACACGGTTATAAATCTGGATTAGAATTAACTATATCAGAACAAATTAAACAAACGGAATACGAATTGCGTTATGAAACTGAAACATTGAATTATGTAGTTCCAGAACGCAAAGCAAAATATACTCCGGATTTTGTGTTTATGAAACGCAATGGTGGCACAATGTATATTGAAACAAAAGGCCGTTGGACTACTGCAGATCGCACTAAGATGAAACATGTATTACAATCAAATCCTGGAATTGACATACGAATGGTGTTTCAAAATCCTAATCAAAAATTATCAAAAACATCTCCAACTACGTATGAAACGTTTGCGCGCAAGCTAGGTATTATGCACGTTGCAAAAAAAGATATACCTGCAGAATGGTTTGCTGAATGCGTAAAACCAGGTGAAGAACCAGCAGACCCGAAACGTTTTTTTAAGTAAGGTTTGTTTTGTGAATTATTTTTAATATATTCATGAAGATTAATGAAAGTTATTTAATTAATAGATTGAAGAATTTATTGATTCAATCGTTAAGCCAGTAATGAAATGTATGTGCTTAACATTATAATATAATTAATTATTAATTGGATTCCTTACAGTTTTTTATTATATTATAATTGTGAAGAATATTAAACTGTTACAATTATTAGAATCAGTTCTAGGTAAAGG